CTCAAAAAGAACTAATACAAGAAAAAGAAGCACAGCTTTTAGCTATGTATGAAGAGTTGAAAGCTCTTAAAGGAGAATAGATGAAAAGTAATTATTTAGCAAGTCTTTATTTTATTGCGGGTTTTTTAACTTCGTTTTCTTTGATTTGTCAAGGCACAGAACCCTACATTAATTTGGCTGGAGTTACTTTGTTTTTTTACTTAACTTTCAGTTTAACAGAAGCACTCGAAGACTTATGAAACTACAATTATATTTATTACTTTACACAATTAAAAATTCAGCATTGAAACTATTGACTATTTGCTTTTCGTTTTTTTTACCTATTAGCGGAATACTTGGACTTTTATTTGCGTTGATATTGTCGGACACGGCAACAGGAATTTGGAAAGCAAAACACCAAAAACAAGAAATAACTTCACGCAAGTTTTCTGCGATAGTTTCTAAATTGTTATTGTATGAGTTGACAGTCATATTATTTTATTTAATAGATTACTTTATTTTAAACCAAATAATTTTAACTTTCTTTTCAGTTCCATTAATGCTAACAAAAGTACTAGCGTTGATTTTGGCAAGCATTGAAATAATGAGCATCAATGAAAATTACAAAGTTGTTAAAGGAATTGATTTATGGCAGTCAGCGAAATTATTGTTTGCACGAGCAAAAGACATTAAAGACAATATAAATAAATTAAAATGAATTTAAGTACACACGTTACACTCTTAGAGTTTCAGAGTTCGGTTTCAGCTACTACTCATGGAATAAATAACCAAATGAGTGCTTCACAAATTGAAAGCGCAAAGCTTTTGTGTGAAAATGTTTTTGAACCTTTAAGAAGTTACTTAAATACTCCAATAAAAATTAGTTCTGGCTTTCGTTGCGTACAGCTTAATAAAATGATTGGTGGTTCTAAAACTTCACAACATACGAAAGGTGAAGCGATGGACATTAAAATAGGAGCAAAAGGTTTTAACTTTATTAAAGACAACTTGAATTTTGACCAATTAATATGGGAATTTGGAAACGATGACAACCCTCAATGGGTACACGTTAGTTTCAGTTCAAGAAATAGAAAACAAGTTTTAAAAGCAAGCAAAAAAAATGGGAAAACTATCTATAGTAATTATTAGCATTTTACTTTATTCGTGTTCTGCACAATATCACTTAAATAAAGCAATTAAAAAGGGTTTTAAATGTGACGAAACAAGTGACACAATTAGAATTACTACTTTGGATAGTATTCCAGTAATTTTAAACGATACTATTTATTGGGAAAAGGTTTTAAATACAAAAGACACTATTATAAAATATAAAACTGTTTACGTACCAAAGACGCGTTTAGATAAAAAAATTGAATATAGAATAAAAATAAAAACTATCTATAAGGATAGAATAGTAGAAAAGGCACAAGCAAGGGCTGAAGGACAAAAAGCAAAGTCTAATGTTAAATTACATAGGCCAAAAGGCAATCTTAATTTATTATTTGTAGGAGTAGGCATCGGCTTGCTTCTATCATATCTCTTTAAATTCGCAAGAGAAAAGTATTTGTTCTAATTAAATTATTTATGGTAAGAAAAAGACTATTTTTCGACATTGAAACGTCGTTCAACGTTGGTATATTTTGGAGAAGTGGTTACAATCTAACTATAAACCCTGGAGATATTATTCACGAAAGAGCAATCATCTGTATTTGTTATAAATGGGAGCATGAGCATGACGTTCAATTCTTAACATGGGATAAAAAGCAATCTGACAAAGCTATGATTAAGGCTTTTTTAGCAGTTATGCATCAAGCTGATGAGATAGTTGCTCATAATGGAGATAGATTTGATTTAAAATGGATACGAACAAGAGCTATTTTACATGGACTTGATGTATTTAGTTCTCCTAAGACTATAGATACTCTTAAATTAGCTAAAAGGTATTTTAATTTTAATTCAAACAAATTAGATTACATTGCAAAATATCTTGGAGTAGGGCAAAAGATGGATACAGGAGGTTTAGACCTATGGAAAGACATTGTGTTTAAGAAAGACAAAGATGCAATGGATAAAATGGTTGCTTATTGCAAAATGGATGTAATTGTGCTTGAAAACGTGTTTAAAAAATTAAATTCCTATTCTGCACCGTCTACTCATTATGCCATAATGAATGGTGACGAGAAGTACTGTTGTCCTGAATGTACAAACTACAATATATATTATAATAAGAAAGTAGTAACAGTTGCAGGTACTATCCACCATTGGTTAAAGTGCAAAGATTGTAACAAACACTATAAAATAAACAATAAAAGCTACCAAGAATTTTTAAAATTCAAATATAATTACTAAATTTGTAATTCATAGTTAGTTTTAAAGGCGGTTTTAGTGGATTTTGACCGCCTTTTTTATGCTCTAAACTTAGCACCTGTATACATTTAAATTATTATTGTTAATAACTATCTACAAATTGTTCATAACTATTGTTAGTAAGTAGGTATTTATTGTTAAAATAGTATTTATATTTGCATATATTATTTAACTAACCAATTTAAAACTATGAAAACAGAATTTAACAAAGTAATTGATTTCTTGGAAACACAACAAAAAGAAAACAAACACAATTCAAATCAACTGCATTTAATTATTCAAACCTTATGTACATTTTTAGACGATGAGCAATTGCAGGAAGTAGAAAATTTATTTAACCAATTTAAAAAATAAGACCATGAAGGACTTTAGAATTGAATACCAAGACAAAGATAAAAACGAATTATTTTTATCAATCGTAACCGCAGTTGACCTGCAAGACGCAACAGACTACGCAAACAAATTATTTGCAGAAACTAAACTAAACGATTTATACACTTTTGTAATAACTGAACTATGAAAAATTTAATTAACTACTTTACACCAGCGACCGAAGAACACAAGCAATTTTTAACATGCTTTTTAGGCACTCTAGCGTTCTTTTTTATATTGTCTAATATATTTTATTGTTTAATTTATTTTAAAGCCTTGTAAGATGGAAAATAGAATTTTAGAAGTACACCATAGGGAATGGATCTTAAACTACGAATTTTTAGGTTGGCAATACCAAATATTTGGAACTTGGGAATTTAAAGATTATGACGAAGTAAGTGAATTTGCATTTATTGAACTTGATGTTGAAGTTAGTGAAAAATGGATAATTGAAACTGATGACCATTTACAACCGCATATTATTAATATTCGTATTTTAGAAGATGTACGCCTTGAGATGCAGGAAATAATAAATTCCGATTTAGCAAATTATAACTTTTGGGAATGGAAGACAAGCAATGACGAAAGCAACTATAATTTTTACCACGAACTATGAAAGCAGGAACTATATATGACCAATTAGATTGGTGGCAAAGACAATGGCGAGGCTCATTTGACTTGATGTTATATTTAGAAATATGTAGAATTAAAAAAAACGAAAACCAAAAACAAAAAACTATGAAAAGATACAAAGCAACATTTAAAACTTGGGCGTATGTTGGCGCTCCAATGAAATTAGAAACAAGGATAGTTGAAGCTTACGACTTCCAGCACGTTAAAAACTTAATTCAAAAAAACGATGACATTATAATTGAAATCAAACAAATAGAACAATGAAACAAATAGTTTATAACTCAGTAAAATGCCTTGATTGCGAGGAGGTATTAGTAAGCAGACATAGACACGACTATGTAACATGTAGTTGTCCCAATAACGCGATGGCAGATGGAGGCAATGAATATGGAAGATATGGAGCAATGGATATAAATAGAATTAAAACTTTTTACGTATATGCAGATGATGACTTTGAGATTGTTAGAAAGCATGCAACAAGAGGCAGCAGAGGTAAGGATGGAAAAGAACCACTAACTTGGATAGCAATTGCTGATATGGATGATGACTATTTAAAGGCGATACTTGACTACGGAGGTGCTGATTGGCATGTTGAATTAATTAAAAAAGAAATTAAATATAGAGAAAATGGACGAACTAACAGTATTTAAAAATAGACTTGATAAGATAGGTATTAAAATTACTCTTACAACAAATATACCTTGGATATATCTTGAGTCTGTAAATGGGAACAAAATAAAGTATGATGATTTCAATTCTAATCATGGTTACACTATTGCTTGGCATCCTATAAAAGAAGGTGAAAAGATAAAACTTAACTATGACATAAAAAGAACATTTAAAATAATTAGAAAATATGGGAAAGGTAATACTAGAGTTTGACTCTATAGAAGAGAAAGACGATGCAAGAATGGCGTTAGATGGCTATAAATGGAAGAACGCAATGTGGGAATTAGACCAATTGCTTCGAGGAGCAACGAAATATGGTTCTTTTGAGAATAGAGAAGCTACGGAAGCTGAAAGAGATATGGCCGATAAAGTAAGAGATGCTATAAGAGACATAATAAATGAACACAATTTAAACTTAGAATAAAATGATAGAACTAATAAAAGAAATAATCGAACAAGACGGACTTGGGAAAAAAAACAGGAAACGCGAAATAATCCACAGAAAAATTTATTTATTTAATGCTCTTAGAAATGAAGGTTACGCTTTAAAAAGAATAGGCGACTTATTTAATATGCACCACGCTTCAATTCTGCATGGTTTAAATACCTACCAAAATTTAGTAGATACAAAAGACAAGCAATTAAAACTTGACATTGAGTATTACGAACTTTTGTTAAAAAACAATAAGCCTAATATAGACTTATTAAGTGAAATTAAAGAAGCTAAAAACTTAAATGACCTAAGAATTATTCAACAAAGACTTGCAAATGAACTTTATTAAATAAATTTATTTATATTTGCATATATTAACTTAAAAAAATTAAACTATGAACATTTTAGAAAAAGCGAACGAAATAATAAATACTCGTTCGGAGGAAAAAGAAAGAATGTATGGGCCATTTGACGAAGGAATGGAAAGAGCGGCTATGATTGCTTCAGGTTGTACAGGTAAACAATTAACTGCAAGTGATATGTATATGTGTTTAGTAGCTTTAAAGCTTTCTAGACAGTCTTACAATCATAAAGAAGATAACCTATTAGATGCTGTAGCTTATTTAGGAAGTTTAAATGATTATAATAATAATAAAAAATAAAAATATGAAAATATTATTCACAGGTAGTACTGCGAAACAAACAGATGATTTAGCTTGGGAAAGAGCTCATGTAAAAAGAATAGACGATAGTTCTATTATATGTAATAGTTTAAGAAAACAAGGTTACGAAGTTGATAGAAAAGATATTTCACCTGGTGATGATTTATCTGAATACGATTTAACAATAGTTGGGTTATCACCAATTGGATCTCCAAATTCTAGAAAACATATTATTGGCGCTTTGTATTCAATTTATCAAAGTAAAAAAGTATTATTATTTTACGAAGATTGGCAAATACAAACTGTTATAGATAAATTTAAACTTATGGTAACAAATAATAGATTTGAAAATAGAATTTTAAATAAATGGAGTAATGGAGATTATTTTTATAAAAATGCACAAAATGAATTTTTTGATTTTAATAAAACAAAAGAAACTATGCTTAATATTATAAATGGAAAATATGACGCTTTAATACCAGCTTTTGATTGGGGAAATAAAGATATAGTTAAAAAAGTAATTAAATCTAAAAATATTTATAATTTAGACCTCACTCCTTATGTTATTGAGAATTGGGAGATAAATCTACATCCTGAACCTCAAGAAAAGAAAAAAGAATACATGTTAGCTTCTCTTGTTGATCACAGTAGGTGGGTTAGCAAAAGTGGAGTAAGATGGAAAACAGTATACTACGGAACTAAATCAATTAAAGACTCTATTAAATTAGATTCTGAAACAGATGTTTATAATGAATGTGGTAAATATTGGGGTATTCTTTGCCCAGAATATCCGCATGCTGGAAGTGGATGGTTTAGAATTAGATATATTTATTCGGCTCTACAACGTTCTATTATATATGCATCTTTAAAAGATTTTGCAGCTTTAGGAATACCTTGGAAAAGAATAGAAAATCTTAATGATATAGAATTAATAGAATATGCAGAACTACAAAGAAATGCTATTTTAAAATATACATGGAGTAAAGAAAAGTTTGACAATGAGATAGTTAGAATTATTAATTTAATAAATTAAATATATGTGGCAATTCGAAACAGTAACCGAAGCTTTTGAATACTATTATGAAAAAATAGATAGTCAACAACAGCAAGAAAATGGAACAAAAGCATTGTACAACCAAATGTTTACAATTTTAGACACTTCTAAAAAAGTAGTTACTTCTAAATTTAGGAATTTTAAAGTAAGTTATGTTGAAAAGGAATGGGAATGGTATTTAAGCAAAGATAGAAGCGCTGTTGAAATAGCGAAAGTAGCTAAAATATGGTACAATCACATGGATGACAGAGGATACGTTAACTCAAATTATGGTTGGCAATGGAGTAGAAACAATCAATTGGAATATGTTATCAATGAACTCAAGAGAGATAAATTTAGTAGACGCGCTATAATATCTATATACGATGGAAAAGAACACTCTGAGTATTCTAAAGACACTCCTTGTACGTTGTCTATTCAATTTTACTTTACACCAGACTCAAGTAAATTGCACATGACTGTTTTAATGAGAAGTAACGATTTATGGTTTGGTTTTTGTAATGACGCTTATGCTTTTTTAATGTTACATGAACTTGTTTGCAAATCATTAAATGTCGAACAAGGTTTTTATACTCATTATGCTGCTAATTTGCATATTTACGAAAGACACTATAATAAATAAAAAAAAATAGCTTAATTAAAAAAATATATTTATATTTGCATATAACTAACTTAAAAAAAAACTACTATGAAACTTAAAAATGAATTTGAACCAATAAGAAATTGGGCTTCCGAAAGAGGAATTTACGAAAAAGGAGACGCTAAAACTCAATGTATTAAATTATTTGAGGAAGCAGGCGAGCTATCAAAAGCAATTCTTAATAACGACAAAGATGAAATAATAGATGCAATAGGTGATATTGTAGTTGTGTTAACTAATTTAACTGAATTGCTTCCTTTATATAAAGAAGGCGAAACAATGGGTGACATTGAAAAAATTACTATTGAAGATTGCATAAATTCTGCTTATGAAGTTATAGCGCAAAGAAAAGGTAAAATGATTGGTGGAACTTTTGTAAAAGAAAACTCATGAGAACTTATTTAGCTAAAATTAGAATACCTAAGGATATTGCAAACAATTCTACAGGTGATATTGGAGAAAAAATTTTCCAATTATGGTTTTCTTTAACATATCAAAACGAAAATTTATTTAAACAAAAAGCTGATAGGGACTTTGCTAAAATAGATTTTGCTGACGAAAAAGGTTTTACGTATCAAATAAAATGTACTAAACATAAAACATATACATTTAATTGTGCTTTAGATAGCCTGTACGATCATTTAAAAGCTGAGTTATATGTTTTTATACAAATAATAGATGGATATGCTTACATTGAACATTTGCACGATAAAGCTTATTGTTTAAATTATGCAAAGTCTTCTTTTACAAATCAAGCTCAAACTTTTATTTACGCTATTGATTTACAACAACAAGTTTTAGAACTATGAGTGGTTGGATAAAATTACATAGAAAAATTACTGAATGGGAATGGTTCGAAGACAAAAATACTTTTATTGTTTTTATTACTTTGCTTTTAATGGCAAATCATAAGGAAAAAAAGTATAAAGGGATAGTCGTAAAGGTTGGAGCTATTGTTACAGGTAGAGATATTTTAGCTAAGCAAACTAAGCTTTCTGTTCAACAAATTAGGACCGCTTTAAGCAAACTCAAATTAACCAACGAAATAACCATTGAAACTAGTTCACAAGGTACTGTTATTCAAATAGTTAACTATAAAAAATATCAACTACTAACCAACGAAATAACCACAGAAGAACCAGTAAATAACCAGCAAGTAGCCAGTAACAAGAATGTAAATAAATTAAATAAAGATATATATAGGAGTTTCGGTCATTTATTTATAACTGAAGATGAAGTAAATAGGTTATTAGAAACATACACTATTAAACAAATAGACAACATTTTAAACGATATTGAAAACTATAAAGGCAATACTAAATATAAAAGTTTATACTTAACGTCTATAAAGTGGCTACATAAAAACGAACCAACATTTGAAGGTATTTCACCCGAAGAAATAAAAGCTAGAAAACATGGGTTTATTAAATAAAGGTTCAGCTATTGAGTATTTATTGAACTACAGAGATGGTAAGATAAAACATGGATTAGAATTAGGAAATGGTTTAGATGAGTTTATAAAGTTTAAACGAAAACAAGTAAACATAATTCTAGGTCACGATAACGTAGGAAAAACTTATTTTATAAATTGGTATTTTTTAGCATTAGCTTTAAAGCACAAACTTAAGTTTATTATTTGGAGTGGTGAAAACCAACATGGACAAATTTTACGTGATTTAATTCAAATGTATTCTGGAATAAATTTTAAAAGTTTATCACACGAAGAAATTGTAAAACATTCAACTTATTTAGAGCAATTTTTTACATTTATTAGCAACGAAAGACTTTACAAACACGATGAATTATTCAAAATCTTTGAGGAAAGCGAAGCGGATGTTGCACTTATAGACCCATTTACTGGTTTAGATAGAAGCATGACTTATGAAGGTAACTACCAATTTATGAATGCTGCACGACAATTTGTAAATAGAACTGGAATGACAATTTATATAAATACTCATCCAAATACAGAAAGCGGTAGGAGTTCAAACATTTATGTAGACGGCGATTTCAAAGGACATTTAAAAGCACCATTAAAAGACCATATAGAAGGCGGTAAGGCGTTTACTAATCGTTGTGATGATATGATAGTTATACACCGACTTATAAAGCATGACGTAATGAAATTTGTAACTTGGGTTTCAACTGAAAAAATAAAAGACATGGATACAGGTGGAAAGCATACAGGACTTAATGACCCTGTTTATTGTGAGTACAACTATGGACTTGGTTTTACTATCTATGGAAACGATGCGTTAAAAAGCTATAGACCAAAATACGAAAATAAATTAAAAACACTTTTTTAAAATGGAATTAGAATTACTAAGTAGTAGAATTAATCTTAATCATACTTGTTTAAAACTTCAAGTAAGCATTGATGGGATAAAAACAAAAAACCCAAACCGAATTGATTTAATTAGTTCAATGGAACAAAGTTTACACGAAATAAAAAAAGCAATGTTTGTTTATAACACTTTGGAAAAGGAGTTTAGAAGCTCAATGCAATCTAACTTTAATCTTCAAAAAATAAATTTAGAACAAATTCAAGAAATACAAAACCTTAAAAGACAAATAGAATTTAATAACTTAGAACTTTGAAAGAAATAACTAAAAAATGCTTTAATTGTAAAGAACGTTTTTCACCATTTAATATGTTGCAAAAGTTTTGCTTAAAAAATGAATGCATAAAAGCAATGATAGAGATACAGAAAGAAAAAGAATGGCTAAAAAAGAAAAAGAAGTTAGTAGAAAACTTAAAAACGCCAAACGATTACTTAAAAATAGCACAACAGGTTTTCAATAAGTTTATACGTCAAAGAGATAACGGTTTAAATTGTATTAGTTGTGATAAACCTTGCAAAAAAGAAAACGCTGGGCATTACTATTCTCAAGGTGGACACTCTAACGTAAGATTTAATGAAGACAACGTGCACTTACAATGCGAACATTGCAATACTTATTTAAGTGGTAACCTATTAAACTATCAAGTAGCTATAGAAAAAAGAATTGGAGCTGAAAGATTAATGAACTTACAAGCAATTGCACATGATACAAAGAAGTGGACAAAAGACGAATTAAAAGAATTAATAGAATTTTATAAAAAAAAAATTAAAAAATAGTCTCTATATAAATAATTATGTTTATATTTGCATATAATTATTAACTAACTTAAAAATTTAACTATGAAAGATGTAACTAAAATGAATGTTATTGGAGAAGTCATTACTTTTGATGATAGAACTTATGACATAGTAGATGTTATTAATGAGAATGAAAACTTGTTTTATGTGTGCAATTTTTGGTACAAGAAACACAAAAGCATACCTCAATTAATTCCATCTCAATTTGTAAAAACGTATTATAACAACTAAAACTAAAACTATGAAACATTTATTTAAAGCATTAGCAGATTTTCAACAAGAAGTACCAGTAATTCACAGAGCAACACAAGGTTATGGTTACACTTACGCTGACCTACCTAAAATTTTTGAAGTAATTAACCCACTACTAAAAAAACATGGCTTAGGGTTTACACAATTAATTTATGGAGATAAAATAGCAACTTGTTTATTTCATATTGAAAGTGGTGAAAGCATTGAAAGCAAAATTGATATTCCACAGGGAGTAATTTTAAAAGGAATGAACGAGTTTCAAGTTTTAGGAAGCGCAATTACTTATTTAAGACGCTACTCTTTAAGTTCTATGCTTGGCTTAGTAACAGACAAAGACACAGATGCTTCAGGTGAACAAGTAAAAAGCGAACCAAAGAAACCATCAATAGACAATAAACGATTTGAAGAGGCACTTGTGGCTATTGAAAATGGCAAGTACACTGTAGCTCAACTCAAAGCAGGATTCGAATTAAGTGAGGCACAAACAAAAGCTTTATTGTTATGTTAAAAGTAAGATGTTCAGCTTTAGGAGCTATAATGACGAACCCTCGTTCTAAAACAGAAACGTTAAGTGAAACAACTAAAACTTACGTGAAAGAAATGGTTTTAGAACATAAATATGGAATTAGAAAAGAATTTACTTCCAAATACACTGACAAAGGTTTACAGTGTGAAGACGAAGCCATAACTTTGGTTAACGATGTTTTAGGTTTAGGTTTTATTTTTAAGAACGAAGAACATTTTAATAACGAATGGATAACTGGCACGCCTGATGTAAACACGAATGAAATTTTATTAGATGTAAAATGTAGTTATGAAGCGCATACCTTTCCATTTTTTGAAGATAAAATACCAAATAAAGGTTACTACTATCAATTAATGGGTTACATGTGGTTAACAGGAAAGACTGAGTCGTTATTATGTTATTGCTTAGTCAACACACCAATAGAAATTGTAGAAGACGAGGTAAGAAGAGAACATTGGAAACATTTTAAAATTGACGAAGACTTGGAAATACGAGAATTTGTAGAAAAGAAACATAACTTTGACCATATACCTAATACAAGCAAGGTAAAAGTCTTTAAGATTGAAAGAGATGAAACAGTAATATGGGAAATACAGAAAAGAATAGAAGAAGTAAGAATTTATTTTAATCAATTAATAGAAACAATATGAAAGAAAAAACAATAGCAATAGTTATTTGGATAGCAATTTATGGTTTTGCTGCCGTTGGTATTTACAATTTATTTAATTGGTTGATATGAACATACAAATACAAGACAAAATAGTATTAAGTGTTATGGCTCGTTTTAAAGAACGTTCAGAGCTAGGAATAAAGAAATACCAAAAAACGTTAGAACGAACTGATTTGAGCACGTTAGATTGGTTACAACACGCACAAGAAGAAGCAATGGACTTTGTTTTATATCTTGAGCGATTAAAACATGAATACAAACGAGAAACGAATAAAAATAAATAAATAAAAACAAAATGAAAGTAAAAGGAAAAGTGTATTTTATCGGTGAAACAAAGAAAGTAAGCGATAGTTTTAGAACAAGAGAATTAGTAGTAATAACAGAAGACCAGTATCCTCAAACAATTCCACTTAAGTTAACTCAAGAGAATTGTGATATTGCAGATGCTTTAAAGTTAAACCAACATTTAGAAGTATCAATAAACATTAGAGGTAGAGAATGGGTATCACCTGAAAAGGAAAGAAGGTTTTATTGTTCATTGGAAGCATGGAGAATTGAGGTGTTAGACGAAAGCAATACTGAAAAAGCTGTAGTAGTTGAAAAGTTAGATGTTGATGATGATTTACCATTTTGATTATGTTAATACAAGACGAACAATTAAGAACCGAAGTTAACAAAATACTAGGTTTAAAAACACGAAATAGTATTGTTAAAGAGATACAAAGAAAAGGAAACAAATTCCACTTCTTTCAATTAACAAATTTTCTACAACATAAAGATGTGTCACTATCTACAATAAAGAAAATAGACGAATATGTAAATAAAGAATAGCTTTTTAATATGAACAAAGCATTGTTTACAAAATAAATAACAAATTGTTTAAAAATTAATTATAAATTTGATTAAAATTTAAACAACTTAAAATGGAATGGTTAACAAAAGTCGCAATACACCACAAAGAATGGGTTAAAATGGTTAACTCATTCGGTGAATACTTTTTTGCTGAAGACATAGTGCAAGAGACATACATAATGTTATTCAAATGGAGCACCGAAGAAAAAATGTTTAAAGATGGACAAATAAGTAAAGGATATATGTGGTTAGCTTTAAAAAATACATTTCTACAACACGTAAACAAAAAGAACAAAATTAAATTTATACCATTAGAAGACGTTTACAATTTGCAAGTAGAAGATAACACCGAAGAAAATGAAGCATATAACGATTTATTAAATAACATAGATAGTGAGTGTGACAGTTGGCATTGGTACGATAAACAACTATTTGAACTTTACAAAAATACAGATAAAAGTCTAAGACAAATAAGTGCAGAAACAAACATAAGCGTATCAAGCATATTCAATACGATAAAAACGTGCAAGAGGCGAATTAAAAATAACATAGAAGAAGACTATATAGATTTTTTAAACAAAGATTACGAACTAATAAAAACAAAACAAAATGAAAAATGAAAGTAAAGGTCTTGGCGATTCAGTCGAGAAAGTATTAAAAGCAACAGGTATAGACAAGGTTGCAAAATTCCTAATGGGTGAAGACTGTGGATGTGATGAACGTAAAGAAAAACTAAATAAGTTATTCCCTTACACAAAACCTAAATGCTTAACAGAAGACGAGTACAATACATTAGACGAGTATTTCAAGCGAAACACAAGCACACTTACAATTGATGAGCAAATGAGTTTAATAGCTATAAACAATAGAGTATTAGACCAAAGCTTAGTACCTTCAACATGTACAAGTTGTCTAATAGACTTAGTTAATAAAATGCGTATCATATATAGCGAGTACGTGCCAGAACAAACTGAGGAAGCATCAACAGAAATATAGTTTAATAGTGAAACAATACTGAAAAAATGGCTAACGAAGAAAATTTAAAACCATTTAAAAAAGGTGAGGTTGCAAACCCTAATGGAAGACCTAAAGGAAGTAAGAACCGAAGCACAATAGCGCGTCAATGGTTAGAAGTTTATCAAGACCAAACTAACCCTTTTACTTATGAAAAGGAAAAGCTTAGTCAAGAAGACTTAATGACATTAGCTCTTATAAAGAAAGCAAGAGACGGAGACGTAAACGCTTATAAAGCATTAATGGATAGTGGTTACGGTGCACCAGTTCAACAGATAGAACAAACAAATATAGAACAACCTTTATTTCCTGATGTTAATACGGACGACTGCGATTAGTAAGATCGCAAAGTTAGACAAGAGAGTAAAAATAATTCAAGGAGGAACGTCAGCGGGTAAAACTTTTGGCGTTATTCCTTTGCTTATAGACATAGCAACAAAGGGAGTAAATGAAATAAGTATTGTAGCAGAAAGCATTCCACATTTAAGAAGAGGCGCATTAAAAGACTTCATTAAAATAATGAGATGGAGTAATAGGTTCTTTGAGAATAGGTTCAACAAATCTTTATTAAGATATGAATTTGCAAATGGTTCTTACATAGAATTTTTTAGTGCAGATGATAGTAGTAAGTTAAGAGGAGCGAGAAGAGACATTCTTTATATCAACGAATGTAACAACGTTAACTTTGAAGCATACAACGAATTAGCAATACGTACAAAAAAACGAATATATTTAGACTTTAACCCAGCGAATGAATTTTGGGTACATACAGAGCTAAAAGATGAGCCAGATACAGACTTCTTAATTTTAACCTACAAGGACAATGAAGCCTTAGATGATAGAATAGTAGCAGAGATAGAAAAGAACCGCTTAAAAGCATCTACAAGTTCTTATTGGGCCAATTGGTGGCGTGTTTATGGTGAAGGTTTAGTAGGAATGTTAGAAGGAGTCGTGTTTTCTAACTATAAAATAATAGATACGATACCAAATGAAGCAAGATTATTAGGTTATGGACTAGATTTTGGTTATTCAAACGATCCTACTTCAATTATAGAAGTTTACAACTACAACGGTCAACGAATACTAAATGAAATATGTTATCAAACAGGTTTATTAAATAACGACATAGCAAAGAAACTAGAGAAGCATGTAATAGCATACGCAGATAGTTCAGAACCTAAAAGCATCGAAGAAATACGTAGAACTGGACAACAAATCAAAGGAGTAACTAAAGGCGCAGACTCAGTAAATTATGGAATACAAATTATGCAGTCACAATCTTACTTAGTTACTTCACAAAGCACAAACCTAATTAAAGAGTTAAGGTCTTACTGTTGGGATGCAGACAAAACTGGTAAAACATTAAACAAACCGCAAGGCAAAAATGACCATGCTATTGATGCTGTTCGTTACCATGAAATGGAGACATTAGGTTTAAACAGTAACCATGGACAATACTTTATTCGATGAATGACTTAGAGATTATGATGCAAACAGTTCAAATCTATATTTATCAAAAGACTGGTAAGCAAGTAAGAATTTACTTAAGAGACATGAGAGATATTAATATGCTAAAACAAGCTTACGATTACATACAAAAAACGCAAACAACAAATAACTAAAATTTTAATTATAATAATATGCAATTAGAAATTAATGTACCTTCAACTTTAAGTGAAATTACTTTAAAGAGTTATCAAAAATTTTTAAAGGTTCAAGAAGGTAGTAACGACCCAGAGTTTATTGCACAAAAAATGGTTCAGATATTTTGTGATATTGAATTAAAAGACATTGTCAAAATGAAGTTGACAAGTTTAAACGAATTAATTGTACACTTTAAAAACTTGTTTGAGCAGAAGCCAAAATTTCAACCTACATTTAAGATAGGTAACCAAGAATTTGGGTTCATAACGAAACTTGAAGACATAACATTTGGCGAATACGTAGACTTAGAGAATAACTTATTGAAGTGGGATGATTACCACAAAGCAATGGCCGTTTTGTATCGTCCAATCAAAATGAAGTTTAAAGACAAATATGAGATAGTTGATTACACGCCGTTAGAGGAAATGCAAGAGCTAATGAAGTTTACTCCTGTAGATATAGCGATTAGTTCGAGTGTTTTTTTTTGGAATTTAGGAGCAGAATTATTGACAGCTTCTCTTACCTATTTGGAAAAGGAGATAAAGAAGAACCCGAAGATGCTAACGAATTTAGTGAACAAGCTCAATTTGGAAAACAATGGGGATGGTATCAAAGCGTTTATGCGCTCGCAGGAGGAGACCTTACAAAATTTGACACAGTTACCGGATATGGACTTACTTTCTGTCTCACCTATCTCACCTTCGAAAAACAAAAGAAAGAAATTGAACAACGCCAATTAGATAAAATATATAAAAAATGACAGGTTATTACAACTTACTTGATAAATTAAAAACTCACTTTGATGCAGATGCTATAGTTAACACGGTAACTCAAGGTGATATATTTAAAGTTGACTTAAGTAAACAAACTATATTTCCTTTGTTGCATATCATGGTTAATAACTGTACCTTAAATGGAAACACAATAACTTGGAACATAAGTCTTATAGCGATGGATGTAGTAGACTTGTCAAAGAGTTCTACAACAGATATATTTTTAGGCAACGATAATGAGATCGATGTTTTAAATACTCAACACGCAGTATTAAATAGAGCTTATGAAATTATAAGACATGGAACCTTAGCTTATGATTTATTTATGGTTGAAGGTACGGCAAATTTAGAACCATTTACAGAAAGGTTTGAAAATTACATGGCGGGTTGGACAATGACTTTTGACGTAGTTACACCGAACGATATGACAATTTGTTAAGATGAAACAAAGCGAAGTACAAAAAGAATTAGATAGGTTTTCAAAGTCGGTAATTAAAGAAGCACGAAAGAATTTAACTACCTTAAAAAAGAACCACACAAAAGGACTTTGGCAAAGTTTAAAGGGTAACGTTAAGGCAATGCCAAATAGTTTGTCTATAGACTTTGAAATGAATTTGTACGGACAATTTCAAGACAAAGGAGTTAAAGGAGTTGGTGGTATTCGTGCAACAACAAGCAAGTTCAAAAGAACGAATAATAAAGGTAAAATGTGGAAACAAAACGCTCCACAAAGTGAGTTTAAATTTAAGATAGGTAAGAAGCCAAGCGTTAAACATTTTATGCAATGGAGCGCAAGTAAAGGACTTAATCCGTATGCAGTTAGAGATACTGTTTATCATCAAGGAATTAAACCGAGTTTATTTTTTACCAAACCATTTGAAAGCGCATTTAAAAGATTGCCGGATGAACTTATTGAAAAGTTTGGGTTGGATGCAATGAATTTATTTAAACAAACACAATTTAAAAACGAAAAGAAATAATGGCTAATATATTTGCACGTTCACCGTATATAGTAAGAATAGCACAATCAACACAAGTTGGTTCAAAGTTGGAAATATTTTTAAGTCCAACAACTTTTGGCGGAACACCTACATACACGTTAAGTAAATTAATTCCTTCACCAACAAATATTGACACTTTGTACGATGTTAGTCCATATATTAGAGAATACATAAAATTCAATTTGTGTGCAGCAGGTGGAAATTCAGCAGTACCAAACCCAACGAATGAACGAGTAAACGTACAACTAAAACTTTATTGGTATAACGGCACTACCTATGCACAAGTAGGAGCAACACAGACACACATAGCATTTGACGGTTATACATATTACGAAGACCTTTATAATAAAGATTTAGGAAACTATGGACTTGACGCAGGAAATTATTACTATAATCCTACTTCAGACGCAGGAAAAATA